CGTACTCTACTTCATCTATCGTAACGATTTGGGGCTGTTTGTCTTTTGCCATTTCGTATCTCCTTTGAAATTAAGCAGCTTCTAAGGCAGCCACTTTAGCCTTTAATTCGTCTATCATTGCTTGTTGTTCTTGTATTGCTTTGACTAAATGTGGTGTTAGTCTTGAATAGTCAAGTTGCCACATATCTTCTTCTGTCTTGCCCTTAGTTACTATTCCTGTTAAAACAGGCTCTAGCTCTTGAGCAATAAATCCATAATCTTGATGTAAGTCACCTTCAGTCCAATCGTATTGACGAACTTGAACTTGCATCAATTTATCTAAAACTGGGTCAGCATCAACAATATTAGACTTTAATCTTAGGTCAGATGTAGTGTTATAAACAACAGCATTTGTAATTCCCACTCGTTCAATTGAGCCGATTGAACCACCACCAGCACCAACAAACGAAATAAATCTAGCACCAGACGCATTTTCAATGTCCTGTATACCGATTCCTTTTTGTATTAATCCATTAAATCGAACAGACTGCTTACCAGAATCAGCCTGAGTTGTAGTCCCCACCAACAAATTCCCACTAGAATCAATACGCATACGTTCTGCGCTGTTAACTGTAAATGTCATACTTGGAGTAGCAGAATTACCAGAGATGTATGTTGCTGCATTACCCCAAACTAATGACCATGTATCTGTAAGTTTGATATTACCTGATGCTACATCTAGTTTAGCCGCAGGACTAGCAGTACCAATACCCACGTTACCTGATGCGTCCTTGACCAGCCCGCCGTTGCCTACGTTTAGTGTGTCTGTGCTTGCGTCACCGAGTATGGTGTTGCCAGTAGTGGTGAGGTTTACGATGGTCTCTGTACCTGTGTTGGTAAGACCTGGAGTGGTGATTCCCGTTGTGCCATTCAGCTCGATTGCCATATTAAACTCCTACTTTCGCTACCTGTTCTTGATAAGCTGTTACTACATCTGTTGTCCAAGCTACGTTAGCAATTGCCACTACGTTAGCTGGTACGTCTGTTAAGTCACTCGCTGGTACTAGAGAGCTACGGTGATAGGTTTGTGCTATCTGCTCACCATCTTTTAAAATACGAGTAGCCTCACGGTAGAGGATAGTGCCGTTCTCTGTGACTGTGATTTGGTCAATTGTCTTAGTTTCTGTTAATGCCATTTGTGTTTCTCCTTTTAAGTGTCCGACTACACTAATATGGTGTGGTTAAGTTGTCATATATGTAAAACAAAAATGAACATTTACTGTGCTACTTACATATAAAGTTGGTGACGTTCTTGTTCCACCACCGTCATTATTTTGAAAGATGGCAATTGATGTGTCATTAGAAGAACCGTGTCCAGCCAAAACTCCGCTACTTGTTCCTAATTTTAAACTAACACCAATAACTGGAGCTGACCTATAAAGAATGTCATTAGCAATAACAAACGGAAGTCCAGATATAGATATTCCTGAGTCAATACTATTATTTACATATGTTCCTAACGATGCTGGAACAGTCATTTGCGCTATTCCAGTAACAACAACAACTCTACCTATTTTTGTATATGCCCCTCCAACTGTATTACTTGTTGGTGTAAATCCATTTGCAGTCATTGTAACTGTCCAAGAACCTTCCTCGTAGTCATCTAGCGTATTAGCATTTGTACTGGCTGATTGCGTAGCTGGGAATGTAATCCCTGCGCCTGATGCACTTGGAGTAGCACCACCGACACCAATGGTTGTTCCCACTACTGGGAGTGTTAATGTCTTATTGGTAAGTGTGTCCGTTGTTGCTTTACCAACCAGTGTGTCCGTAGCACTTGGTAACGTGATGGTTGCCGTGACTGCGTCTGTGGCTTGTACTGTCGTACTTCCGCTTGTTGCACCTGCGATGACTAATGGCATTTAGATTACTCCTCTTATTACATTACGAGCTTCAGCCCTTAACGCACGAACTGCTGTTGTGTCTTTGTCGTAGTCTGCTGTCATCATGTAATCTGTTTGGCTTAAGTAGGCTAGTGCCTCTTGACGCTTGGTTTCTGCTGCTTGTTCTGCTTGAACTAAGGCTAGGTCGTATGTGACTTGATTACCGTCAGCATCAAAGGCATCATCGCCAACTGTGCGAACCACTTGTGGATATAGTTTATAGATTGCTTGTATCATGCTGCTATCTCCATAAGAGTAATTGTTGATGTAGCATTTACGGTGGCATCACTTGTACATATTATTACAGTTGCAGCAGCAGCTCTATTACTAAACTGAACTTTATATGTAGTTGATGATGTTGTAGCTGGAGAATCTAAATAATTTGTAGATACTGACCCAATGTAATTAACTAATGCTGTTCCAGTATATCCTGCCATTCTTTCTATATTACAAATTGTTGTTGAGTTTCTAACTAATTGAAATCTTCCGCCATTACTTGCGCCAGCAGATACACCAACACCACACATAGAAACTAAAACTAAAATTTTACTTGAAGAACTTATTGGAGTAATTGCTGCTGTTAAACCAGTATCAGCAAAAGTTGTAGTTGAATTAGTTGTTTCTGTGGCATAGGTAGCACTAACCACTTGCAACACGCTACCAGTAGGCAAAGACGCCTTAGCTAAACCAGTAACCGCTACACCTGCTGATGTCACAGCTATCTTAGTAGAGCCACCGCTTTGTATGTTTAAGTTGCCTGAGTTATCTGCCGTGGTAATTACACCACCTACACCGCTCGTTGAGGCATTAATAATTGAAGCCATATTGTTTCCTTATGCTGCTTTTTTAATATTATTTAAATTAGATGCTTCTTCTAAAACAAAATCATAAAATTCTTTAACAACTTCATTAGCTATCTCTTTAGTAGCATAATTACCTAAAAATATTCTTTTACCAAGAACTGTTGTTCGAGCTTTAAAAAGTTTAGCACCAGTGCAATTAACAAAGTGCCAGCGTTTCATGGATGTTTCACCACCTGTTGTATTACAATGAGGGCAAGTAATTTCTTTATGAACATACCCTGTCATTTTTTCTTTCATTAACGCTCTAGTTTTTTCTGACTGTTTAAATCCTAAAGGACCACTTCCACCTTCAGTTAAATTAACTAGTTTAACGCCAAGTTTTTTGTGGTGTTTAATTAAAAATATTTCATGTTTAAATGCTTCTTGTTCAGTTGCCCATTCAGCTTCTATTTTAATTAATATTCCTTTAGCCTTAGCAACAGCTTCTCTCCAAGCCCATCCCCTATCTCTAGTACTATATGCCCTGTCTTTATTACCTTTACCTATATAAAATACTGTTCCTTCAGGAGTACTATGTGAATATGTATAATACACTATAATATTATCCAACGAGAACCACTTGGTATTTGAACTACTACGCCTGATGCTACTGTGATTGGTCCTGTGGACATCGCATTGCTACCAGTAGCTATTGTGTAGTTAGCTGAGATTGTATTACTGTGTTCAAATAAACCTTTAGTTGTAGTGTTTCCACTAGCTGCTGTATTAACCCAAGCAGTGCCATTATAAGCTAACACCTGACCACTAGAAACAGAAGTAATAGTTACATCAGATAAATCATCTATAGCAGGAGTTACATTAACTGTAGCCCAAGAAGAAGTAGAACCATCAGTAGTTAAATACTTACCACTATTCCCTGTCTGTGAGGGTAGTGCATCTACTGTTCCCCAAGAGGTAGCCGTACCATTTGTAGTAAGGAATTTACCACTGTTACCTGTTTGACTAGGTGTGAAGCTTGCAGCAGTTGTAGCTGAATTGGCTGCGTTTGTAGCACTTGTAGCTGCATTGCTTGCTGATGTAGAAGCTGCACTAGCAGAGTTACTTGCATTTGTAGCTTGTGTAGTAGCTGTTGTTGCACTACCTGAAGCAGATGTAGCTGAACTAGCTGCATTCGTAGCTGATGTTGCTGCATTAGATTCTGAGGTAGCAGCAGCACTTGCACTAGAACTTGCATTAGTGGCTTGTGTAGTGGCAGTAGCAGCAGATGTTGAGGCACTAGAAGCGGATGACGCTGCATTAGTTGCTTGAGTTGTTGCTGTTGTAGCTGAACCACTAGCTGACGTTGCACTTGTTGCAGCATTAGTAGCAGAAGTAGAAGCTGAAGTAGCAGCAGTATTAGCAGTGGACGCACTAGAAGCTGCATTAGTAGCACTAGTAGACGCTTCACTTGCTTTAGTTGTAGCTGTCGATGCACTAGCAGTTGCAGAAGTAGCAGCTGTTTCAGCATTAGATTCAGCTAACTCAGCAGCAGTCTGTGCTGTTTCAGCAGCAGTTTCACTTGAAGAAGCACCAATGGCACTTGCAGCAGCAGCAGTTGAGCTTGCTGAAGCACTTGTAGCAGAAGTAGCCGCATTAGTGGCTGATGTAGCAGCAGCAGAAGCACTAGCTGATGCACTTGAAGCAGAAGCACTTGCACTAGTAGCTGAACTAGCTGCACTTGTTGCACTAGCTGCCGCAGCAGTAGCACTATCTTGTGAATCAATAGCCGCAGCAATTGCTACAGCAGAGGTATTGGAGGTATCTGCTGTTGCATCCCCACTACCACCTTCACCACGATAGATTGCCATAATTATTCCTTAGATAATGGTTTTACTACTACTGTTTTTTCTTTTACTAAACTTTCAGTTTTAATTACTTTTGGTTCTACAAAATCGTATTGAGGATGTCTAAGCATTTCTTTAATATCATGTGCGTGTTCAAAAGTAATAATAGTACCTGATAATTTACATTTAAATTGTGCCATATATTTCTCCTTGAATAATTATGCAAAAACCCCCTACCCACAAAGGAGTAAGAGGTTTAAACCTAATTACTTAGGCTGGAACAGCTAATGCAAAGCAAGAACCATCACGCAACTCTTTAACACCGTACAATGTATCAGCAGTGTATAGAGTACCTAAGTATTCTTGTTTGTATTGAGTTTGTGAACGAACACCTTGTTGTTCAACCAACACAGCAGCATCTTTATGACCTAGTAATGCAATACGAGCAGCACCAGTAGCAGTATCACAGTTAGATGATACAAATACAGGGATACCATACAAATTACCGATTTCACCGTTGCGGATTGTGTTGTTAGCACCTGATTCACCAACAAATGCTTGCTCAGTGTAACGGTCTAAACCCATCAATGTATTGCGTGATGATGGTGGAACAATGAAGAAACGACCGTCCATAGGAACATCGTTGTCATCAAGACGTTGGATTGTACGACGGATAGCAGCATCAGTTAATGCAGAAGCATTAGGTGTACCTGAGTTGTATGCAGTTGTACCATCACCACCGATATAAGCACCACCGTAAGTAGCAGCACCGTTACCACCGTTGAAGCCACGACCTAATTGAACAAGAGATGTATCTACTTGTTTAGATAGAGCATAACCAGCATCTTCTGTGTAGAAACGACGTAGTGAAGTTAAAGCTTGTGCTTCGACGATATCCTCAATCAAACGTGAGTACTCGTAGTGTTTGTCAATAGTTACAACTACATCGCCTTCAGTTGCGGCTTGTAATTCAACTTGTGTGTTAGCTGCTTTTAAAGAAGCTGTACCACGGGTTGGTGAAGGGATATGAACTGTATCACCTTTTTTGCCAACGAATGACATTTTTTTAAATAAGTTTGCAAGAACTAGGTTCTTTTTGTAAGCGGCAACAATCTCATCACTCCAAATTTCAGGAATAAAGGTTGCAGCAGTTGTGGTTGTTACTTGATTTGAGCCTAAAGCCATTTTGTAAATCCTTTTCTATAAAGTTTAAATTACTCGACCTTCACGGTAGGCTTGCATAATTTCTTGTGAGCGAGCTTCATACGTTTCAGGGTCAGTTTGCATAAGTTTAATAATATCGCTTCGACGATATTTCTTTTTTGAAACAGATTCTTGGGCATTTCCATTACCAACATCAGCCGCTTTGAGTTGTAAGTCACGGTCTAGTTTGGCAGTTTCTGTTACCTTAGTGTTGATAGATTGTCGTTCATTCCAAGTAGACAAGAGTTCTTGAGCCGCATCATAATCGAAATTACTATCTGCTCGGTTGTATAACTCTGTTCTAACTTTAGATGCCTTAATCCATTCAGCAAACGCAGGGGCTGTAACAACCTCTACATAATTAGGGAAATCCTTAGAAAGCTTATCTTGAATTGCCGCTTGTTTCATGGCAATAGAGGCTTGCTGGGCTTCCTTAATAGCTGGATGATTTTCGATTGCTTTATTTACAGCACTCTTAGGCTCAATGAAGAAGTCCTCATCACTATTAGTTTCTATCTCTTGTGTCTTTAAGTTATTAGCTGTTTGCGTCTTAATAAAGTCATCTACCACTTTACGCAGGTCACCTACCTCACCGCCTTGCTTGCCAATAAACCTTTCAGCCTCTTGGTGCATTGCAATGATGTCTTTAACTGACTTGTTGCGGTACTTCTCAGGTAAATCGTCTTCAACAGGTTGTTCGACTTGCGCCTCTACGGGTGCATCAATTTCGTCTAGTGAACTTGTTTCAATCGTACTTTCTAAAACGTCATCTAAAACTTTTGCCATAATATTTCTCCTGTGCATTAAGCATTATAGGAAAGGAACTAATCTATTGGCTAGACTAATCTCTTTTTGCAGGTAGGTTATGCTTTTTAGCCCAAGCATCTGCAGCACTTGGAAAGCTACCTGAGTATCCTTCTAATGCAATGGTAGGTGTACTAATCATACGAATAGCATTACCGTTACATTTAGAACACTCAGTGTATTCTGTTTTATTATCTATATACCGTTCATCTACTTGGTCACAAACGGAACACTTAAAATCAAGCATTATCCGCAATTTGTAACTCCTCGTAGGCTTGTTCACTAACTTCTTTTAGAGATAATACCCATTGTAAGATATCTAACTGCCCTTTACGCTTGTGTAATTCTTCGTGCGTATCTACAGTAGATATATTATTATATGTATTAAATAAAGCCTGAACATCTTCTATAAACTCTTTCCACCCGATTGTTGCCATTGTGGAAAATCTATTCTCGTAATACTCTTGTAATTCTTTATCCAAGCTATTGCACTCCTAAATTAGATGTGTTATAATAAGCTTATATTATACTTACATTATATCACAAGATTAGTCCATTGTCAAGGGCTTTTCCATCTGTAGTTTAACAATGTCAAGTTTCTGCATCATGTCTTTTTCTTTTAAATCCAACTCTTTCTCTTTGAACATAAGTTCAGATAACTTGGCACGACGTTCAAATTCCTTGTCATCAGCATTACCAGCAGAAAGATTAGTGGATATTGCAGCAGCAAGTTTAGCTTGAACCTCTTGTGGTTTAAGTTGAGTTTCAACGGCAATTTGTTGAGCTTCCGCTTGTTGTTTACCTGCTTTAGAATTCAAGTCATTAGTTTGAGCAGTAATTAAACCAGCTTGCAATTGCATTTCCATTTGTTGAATTTGTTGCGCTTCAGGGTTTGGTTGCATTGCTTGCATTACTTGAGCAATTAGGTTATTTTTATTAGGTAATGAACTATTTGATATTACACCTTGCATCAAGATTGGAAGGATAGGACTATCAGGACCAAGAGTTTTCATCAAGTTAATCATTTGTAGTTGCTCAACTTCACGAGCAAGCATACCCAATGAGCTAGAAGCCACAAAGCTGTAATCTTTTACAGGGAAATGGTCAGCATCAAATTGCATGAAGCGGTAAGCGGCTTTTTCTACAAAAGGGATAAGGAAACTGTCTTGGAAATTAACAAGAGTGCGTTTATTCTTTTTGATAATAGATGAAAGGGTGATAGACATCTCACCAGCACCAGCAGGGGAAGCTTGCATTGCTTGTGAATCAAGAGTGCCTGTCGCTTGTAGCAACATACCTTCAAATTTATTAGCAATCTCAATGTTAGAAGCATCCGTTGTGCCAAACTTGAATGGCATCAAGATTTCAGCAGGATTACCATTTGTCAAGATGGTTTTTCCTGGTCTTACCTCAAATTTACTACCACGAGGAAGGCGTGTAGCGTCCATAGCCATCATTGGGACAGCGGTTAGGGCAAGAGAATCTAGGTGACTACGCAACTGGGCATCAATCGCCTTTTGCATATTATAACCCTTCTCGGCAATGCCACGACCCCAAAAGCGGTTAGGAATACTGTCATCTTGGTATGCAATAACTGGGCGGTCTTGCATCATGTATGGGTTTTTCTCTGCTTTTAGTAATTTATTATTACCAATAACAACGATTGCCTCTACTAAATCGCCATACTCCTCCATCAACTCTGTTTCATCTTCCTCACCAAGCAGGTCAACAATCTCCTCCTCGCCTTCAGATTCTAACAAAGCGGCTGGCACTAAACCATAGTAGCGAATGATGTGAATTTTGTCATCATTATACTCTTGGTCAATCCAAGAAGCCTCTAGGTCTTTATTTGGTGTCGCATCGTCATCAATATCTGTGTCTTTATACACACCCTCTTTGACTTTTTGAGCAATAGTGTGAGCAGATACAAATTCCTCAATGGCAACACCCATCGCTTCCTCAATAGTTGAGGCATTTGGGTCAATAAGGAAGTTTTGTGGGTTGATTGGACGTAATGCAACATTAATTTTCTCTACTTCTTCCACACCAATCTGAATTGCATCAGCATTTTCTAATGGTCGAGTAGCAGGTTTAAACTCTTTTGACTTTTTAAGGGTAATTTCACCAATACCAGTACCATAGATAGAGGCAAGGAGAATAACATCACCAACAGATTTACGGATTTTATTCTTTTTAAAACATTCCTTCATGTATTGCTGTAAATATTCGATATCCAAAGGGTCTTCATCACCTTTGTTATCTTCAATCTCAAACAAATGGTCGCCTTGACCAAAGACTGCTTCCTCAATCTCAGCCGTGTGGTTCTCAATGGCTTGTTGCAACGCAGGAGAAGTAATGCGGCTACGCTCTGAGCTACGAGTTAAGTCCTCGGCTGCCCATACACCACGCCACAAGCGTTCGTATTCTTTCCAATCAGACAAATAGTTGTCATCACGGTGGTCACGCCACTCGTCCGTATAACTAACAATCCATTCTACTAATTTATTTTGCATAGCGTATCCTATTTTTTACTTTTTAAAGGGTTAAATTTTTCTAGAGCAGTGCCTTTTTTGTATCCACCTGAAGCATAACCAATAGCTTCATCCTTAGATTTCATTGGTAAATAATTACCTGTTCTTAAGTTATACTCCATTGCTTTATATGGGTCATTAAATTCGTATAACTCGCCTGTAGGCATTTTTACAATAGTTGGGAAAACATACCAATTACCTTTCTCATCTACTTCAGCAGACATTTTATGAGTAGAGATTGAACCATCTTTATTTGTTATATAAGGATAATCGGTTGGGTTATTTATTCTATCTAAAAATTCAGGTTTATCCATACTAGTACCCTGCTATTGCGTCAATTGGTTGATATTCTTCTTCTTCAAAACTATTTGAACTTTCTACTATTTGTATTTGGTCAATGTATGCCAAGGCATCAATAAGGTCATCATGCAACTGTGAGTTAGGAAAGTTGACAAGCTGGTCAATGAATTCATTGTTCCATGTTCCCTCATTTAGCGTAACCTTCCCGTGCTCGAATCGCCCTTGGAGTGCCCACATGATACGGTCTGTTTTCTTTTGATTGCCATGAGTGACATCGTCAATGCGGAAGTAGTGATTATGCCTACGCATAAGGTCTGTAAGGTAAGGGTGAGCAGCATTTTTTAAACTTCCTTTTTCAATTCCAACAGCAACAGGTTCATATTGAACAACAGCCCTCATTATCTGAGCGCAAGTTTCTTGAATATCCCACCTACCATGCAAAATATCTGCAACCCACCAACCACCTTCGTGCACCTTAACAACAGCTATAGCCGTTTCATCCAGTTTTTTATTCTTATTCCCTGATTCTCTATCCACATTGATAAAGCCAGCCAAGTCAACAGTAATGAAAAAACGACCTTCAATAGGTTCTTCTTCATCTATTTTTATCCACTCTTCTTTAAACAAGTCACGACTTGCAGCTTCAAACGATGCCATGAACTCTTGGCGGAACGCAAAAGATGACATACTTTGTTTAGCATTGTCAAACTCTTTTGCTGGAATAAGGGGATTATCATAGGAAGTAAAATGAAACGCTTTCCACTCATCATCCCTCTCAC